CAAAGCGGTGTACCAAGCACTGGCGGATCATGGCGCCACGATGACTCCTGCAGAGCTGGCAGGCATCGTCGGCAAGAGCGACGCCAACGTCAAGAAGATGCTGTCCCGCCTCGTTCAAGACCAGCTTGTCGAAAAGGTCGGCTATGGTCGATACAAGGCAATCACTCTTTCATCCCCTACTACTACTAATAACGGTTACTCTGGTTATTCTAGTAACTCTGGTTACTCTGGTTACTCTGGTTACTCTTCAGGTGAGAGTAACTCAAATGTTGATAGAAGAGTAACCGAAGAGTTACCAAGAGTAACCGGGAGTAACTCAAGAGTAACTACGGGGTTTGAGGCAGTAGAATCATCTGAAACGACCAAGAGTAACCAGAGTAACCAATTATTGTATAAGGATGCCATCATCACGGCATTGGGACGCAAAGTGGTTCTGGAAATCATGCTTCTCCCAAACATCGCACGATCTCCAGAATTCCCAACAATTCGAGCAACGCTCGAGGCGATGTGCGACAGCGGAGAGCTGGTGAAGCAGGATACCCCGCGAGGCCCTGCATATCGCATTGCGGCCATCGCCCCATCATAAAAAATTACAGGAGGATTACAATGGATTGCTTAGCATGTTCTGCACCGCTCGACACGGCCACGCCGTATCCCCAGCTCTGCTCTGCATGTCGTGCGACGGGCACGACGCTGGCCCTGCGACGCATCGAAGCGGAGTGCGATGCGCTGGCATATGAGTGGGGCGCCATGGTGGCGGCGATGCCTCCGCATGGCCAAGAGCGCTTCGAGTCGATGCTCCTGGCGTGGCGGGACGCCGCCGAGCTCCCTGCCACGTTCCATGCACAGCGGGAGCGGGTGACGCTGTTCAAGCGCCGCCTCAATGCCACGCTCAAGCAGGGCGACGATTTCGCCCAAGCGGTGGCGGCGTGGTGGCAGTGCATGGAGCGGCGTGCCGATCGGGATACCCTGCGTATGCACGTCGCATTCACCAAGCGGGACGGGCAAGGAGCGATGGATTTATGAAGCGAAAGCGACGAAACCATTGGTCTACACAGCGCCTCACGGAGCTGGCAGGCCTTGCGCAGACCATGACGCATATCGAGCTGGCGAAGCGGTACAGGATAACATCAGCGGCGATAAAAAATTTGTGCGCAAAGCACGGCATTCAGATTCGTGTATCCCCGTTCCGACGACGTTGGACAGAGCAGGAGGTAGAGTACCTCAAGGCCAACATCGGCGAGAAATCGCTCAAGAACATCGCCAAGCACTTGAAGCGCACGTACCACAGCGTGAACGGCTACGTCAAGGCGCACGGCATCAGCGATGCGTGGCGGGAGCGCACGTCGTATCTGATGACAGCCAACGAGGTAGCAGAGATGCTAGGAGTGCAGACCGACACCGTGCGGCAGTGGGCACAGAACCACGGTTTGCCGTATGAGATTCAGCTCAAGTACGGCAGGTACCTAGAGTCCGAGGTCATCGCATGGTTGCGGCAGGGTCATGCGCTCCGGCTCGACCGTGCGACGGCGGCGCCGCATATCCAGCGCATCTACGATGCCGTGCGCCGTGAGTACTACACAGGAGCAGAGCTGTATGCGATGAACATTCCTGCACTAACGCCGCAGCGCTTCGCCGTGGTGCGCTGTCGAGGCAAAGGGCCAGACATCGACACGACACCGATTGTGGTGGGCAACGCCTCCAACGCCATGCTGAATTGCTGGCGCATCCACTACTACCGCCGTGATGCGGTGCTGGCATGGGCATGGCACTATGGTCAATCCATCTACGAGGAACCACGTCATCCAGACATTGCGGATGTGATGACCGCATGGCGCACGCACTACGTGACTCGCTACGATCTGAACAAGGTTATCGGCGAGGATGCGTTGGAGTACTGGTATCGGCGCTACGACTTTCCCCGTGCGGTGCGTCGTGGCGTCTATGACCGACCCGCCGTGGTGGCATGGCTCAAGGCGCATGGCCATGCACGGGAGGCGCACCGGCTCGACCGTGGCGGTATCCTGTGCTATCATGACCTCATACGAGACCGGGAGCGCCGCCATGCGTAGAGCTGCAAAGATTGATACCACACACCGCCCCATCGTGGAGGCATTGCGCTCTGTCGGCGCCAGCGTCATCGACCTCGCCGCCGTGGGGCATGGCGTGCCCGACCTGCTCGTTGGGTACCGTGGTGATATGTGGCTCATCGAAGTCAAGGGCCCGAAGACCAGACTGAGTGAGTCACAGCGCATCCTGCACGGCGCATGGCGGGGCAAGCCCATCGCCGTTGTCCGCACGATAGACGAGGCCCTGGCACTGATTGGGGCGACGCCGTGACCCTGCGCTGGCGTCGCATCATCGGGCGGTACCCTATCGCTCTGTACATGCTGGCTAGTGGGCGCTACGTGCTACTACGGGAGATGCCCGACCGTGACGACGAGGTGATAGCGCACGGCAGGGCACTGGATGACATGACCCCCAACGACGTGCTCCGCTGGGTGGCGGATGAGCTGAGGGAGATAGCGCATGAACTGGAGGCCACAGATGAGTTGGACATATGAGGTGATTGGCGGCGCTCTGCTGGCGTGCTGTGCGGTGGTTATCGCCGTCACCGTGATGACCGTGGGCGCCATCGTTGGACGATACTGGGGAAGCGAGGATGAGTGATATGAGTGAAGCAGTACACGTGGGGATTGCAAGTTTTGACGACGACCGAACACCTCGTCAGAAGGAGTTAGACAAAAATCGCAAGCTGTATGGCCACTTGACTCCGAGTGAATTTTTAGTGTCATTACATCCAGAACATTTTGACTACCTCGAAAACGCACTGAAGCTCATTGAGGTTATTGCGGCAAAGGTCGCACAAAAGGCAATGCTCGGCGAAGAGGTGACACTCACGTTCAACAATCAGACAACTCAGATTTCACTGCGTAACGATGGTAGGTACGAGATAGACGGTTTTTACTACACAACAGCATCGGGTAGTGAGTTACTGCGAGCTATTAAGCTGGCGATGTACTGCACAATCGTATCATCAGCTTTCCATGCGGAAATTGACGGCAAACTGGCGATATAAGGCGACAACGATGATTGAGCTGTGCATCATGGCCGTGGCAGTGCTTCTCACGATGCTCGGCTATGCGGTGCTCTGCTGGATAGGAGGGAACCAAGATGATTGAAATCTTCCTCGCCCTGCTTTGCATGGGCGGCGTATGCCACACCGAGTATGCGACGCTGTCTCACGAGGCGGCGGCAGTGGCGAGCTGTGAGAGCGGCGACACGGTGACACTGGGAAGCCTCGACTGGAGCGCCGTCAATGTCAACGTCGATGGCACAACGGACTACGGTGCGTTTCAGATGAACGACTACTGGATATGGTCCAGCGATGACCGCTGGATGATGCGCCCCATCGCACAGCGCCTCGGCATGACGAGCGATGCGGTACTGAGCGTGTGGCCACGCCCCAGCGATGCGCCGCCAGCGGTGCAGATCGCCGCCTTTGAGGTGATATGGGACAACGGCAACGGATGGCAGCATTGGGCGGCGTCACGACCATGCTGGGAGAAGTGGATAGATGTTGAGGAGCTGTCAAGGAATCCTTGACACATCACTAGCTACCGAGGATTCCTCGGTAGCTCGACAAGGAGGAACCATGATGGAATTTTCAATTAGCGGCGCACTTGCAGTGATTATTGGGCGACACGCCATGTCGACAGAGAAGCCACGCAATTCAACGCCAGACTCCCCGCCGCCACCGCCGCCGCAAAAGCGATACAACTTCAGCGTGGAGGTGCCATTCAAGGACGCAGTGGTAACCATCCAGCTCAACGCACAGCCACCAGTGCCCGGCAGTGATGCATGGCTGTGTCACGCCGACATCCGACGGCACGGCATCTATGATTCTCGATATCACGAGTCAGTAAAGTTCGGTGTGATTACATACGCTGACAATCGATGCGATGCACTGCGCAATTGCATCGCCGCTCTGCCCGAATTCCTGTCATCATGGCGCACTGACGAAGAAGACGTGATTTTTCATGCGCATGCAGTGGAGTGGATTGTAAACAAGCTGACGCAGCACATGAGGTACTTTGAGATGGAGCAGAGGGGGATAGACGTGGAGAATGAACGATGACACAGAAAATCATCAGTTGCATTGTCCGTCTATTTCTGTACTTCCGTGCACGCATTCACTACAGCGAGGACGGCACGCAAATCATCGTGCGTTTTGACCGACACGGGCAACTCGTTTGGGTGGCAGACCTGAAGTCCAAGTTGTTTGCACTGCTGGACAAAATCGAATCATGGAGGAGCAACAATGATTCTCAATGACCGACAAATCACCGACCTCGCCGAGCGTGGCATGATTGCGCCGTTTGCTCCGATGGCCAAGCGAGGCGGCGTCATCAGCTACGGCGTGACGTCGTTCGGCTATGACATGCGAGTGGCGGACGAGTGGATTCGCTACGTGGGCGAGTACTCCACGCTTGACCCTAAGCACGTCACCGCTTCCCGCACCGTGTCGCACCGTGCCGACGCCATCACGCTCGATCCGGGCGACTTTGTGCTGTGCCGGAGCGTCGAGCACTTCGTCATTCCCGAGGATGTCATGGTCGTGGTCGTGGGCAAGTCGACGTACGCACGCTGTGGCATCATCGTGAATGTAACTCCGCTCGAGCCCGGGTGGACGGGGCATGTCACCATTGAGCTGAGCAACACGAACACCGTGCCGGTCGTGGTCTATGCCAATGAGGGCATTGCACAGTGCCTGTTCTACCACGGCGAGCGCCCCGCCGTGACCTATGCCGACAAGCAGGGCAAGTACCAAGGCCAGAGCGGCGTGGTTCTGCCGAGGGTGGACTGATGGTAACCTACATCGCCGACAGCGTGATGCCGGGCATGACGATGGAAGAGCACGTTGCCTACATGGCACGCATCTCCAATCCCGGCAATCAGCATCACCACGACACCGCTCCCCGCCTCGTGAAGTATCTGGCGACGCATCAGCACTGGTCGCCGTTTGAGATGGTGTCAATCACAATGCAGATTGACACCACGCGCGACATTGCACGACAAATCCTGAGGCATCGTAGCTTCAGCTTCCAGGAGTTCAGCCAGCGCTACTCCGTCGCTGACCTCGGCGTGACCATCCGTGAGGCACGGCTCCAGGACAACAAGAATCGACAAAGCTCCCTCGAGGTGGACGACCCCGCCTTGCAAAACGCATGGGCGATGTGGCAGGAGCGAGTCGCCGAGACCGCACAGCACGCCTACGAGTGGGCACTCAGTCACGGCATCGCCAAGGAAGTAGCAAGAGCCGTGCTTCCCGAGGGGCTGACGATGTCCCGCATGTACATGGCGGGGACGTTGCGGAGCTGGATACACTACTGTCAGCTCCGCATGAGCAATGGTACACAGAAGGAACACCGCATCATCGCCGAGCAGGCATGGCGGCACATTGTCGAGCGAATGCCAAGCGTGGAGGGGCTGGGATAATTTGACGCACTCCGTACAATAGAAGTAGGAGGCATCATGACCAATTTCCGCCACGACTTCCGCCACTGGCCCAGCGTCGCCGCATTCCGTGCGCACCTCGCCCCGCATCATCCGAGCATCGCATGGTGGGCGATGGGCGTCACTCTGCATCACACATGGAAGCCCCGCCGGCAGGACTGGCGTGGGCTCCGCACCATGCAGGGCATCAAGAAGTACTACGAGGGACTGGGATGGGATGCGGGCCCGCATCTGTTCATTGCGTGCGGCTCCCCCGATCCGGCTGACGACGGTATCTGGCAGATGACGGCGCTGAACGAGATGGGGATTCATGCGGGCTACCCCGCCAACCGACAGCACTGGGGCATCGAAGTAGTCGGCAACTATGACGCCGAGCTGTGGAGCATGCCGCTTCATGACTTGGTGGAGGGCGCAACGCTGGCTCTACTGGATTGGCGTGGCCTTGCGGTCGGCGCCAGGACACTGCGAGGGCATCGTGAGTGGGGAAGCCCGAAGACGTGCCCAGGCAAGGCGATTGATATGGACATCATCCGACGGGATTTCGCACAAGCACAGATGAGGGAGCAATGACGGAAAGTGTTGAAGTCAAGCTTGCGAGGCTTGAAGAGAAAATCGACCAAGTGCTGCGCCGCTTGGAGAATGGCGACCGGCAATTCCGGGAGATGGACGGACGGGTCGCTCACCTCGAGCAACAGATTAACCGCCTTTGGGGCGGCATTGCGTTAGCCACGGTCATCATTCCGCTGATTATTCGCTACATGATGGGAGGCTGATAATGGAAAAGCCATGGTATCAAAGTAAAACGCTGTGGGTCAACATCCTGACATTGCTTGCACTCATTCTTGGCACAGTGGCGCAGTGGCCAGAGCTCCAAGCGCTGGCACCGCAACTACTCGGCGCACTCAGCGTGGTCAACATTCTGCTCCGCTTGCTCACCGATAAGCGCTTGGTGTAGTCATGGCGACACGGAAGCCCAGTGCCCGCCGTGAGGTATCGCTCATCCGTGTGCCAGAGGTGCTCGACGCTATTGAGGAGCTGGGCATTGTTCAACACGCATGCGCCGCCGTTGGCTTCGATCGCCGCACGCTGTACCGCATGATGGAAACCGACGCCAGCGTAGCCGAGGCGGTGCGCATTGCCGTGGAGCGGGGCAGGGAGAAGCGCAAGGACTTCCTCGAGAGCTTGGCGTACAAGATGGCGCCGGAGAATCCCGTCATGGTGATGTTCCTGCTGAAGCGTGAAGACCCGAGCTACAGGGAAAGCTACAATGTCAATACGACCAATACCCCAACCAACTTCGTCATCGACCTCGGTACTGCGGATACGTCACTCGATGCTGCTTCCGCATCAGATGAGGTTTCTCCAGTCGAAGGCGAAGTATATCTACTACAAGGGCGGGATTCGTAGTGGCAAGTCGTACGCCGGAGCGCTCAAAGTGCTTACCATGCCCATGCACAGCAAAGCCATCGTGGCGGCGCCGTCGTACGAGAACATTCGCAACGGCTCGCTCCGCACGTTGCTCAATCTTATCTCTGAGTTTGAGCGCCGTAGCGGCATGACGATTCTTGACGGAAAGCCTCGATTGTCAGCGCCGTACATGATCCGTCTCATCGGTGACCGGGAAATTGTGTTCTTTTCTGAGAACAACTTCAATTTGGTGCGTGGTATGGAGGCGGCGCTGTGCTGGATAGACGAAGCGGGGCACATGGATGAGTACATCGACGGCATGAACACGTTGTGGACGGTGGCACTGGGTCGACTCAATCAAGCGCCAGGGCAAATCATATTGACCTCATCGCCAAACTTTAAGAAGCCGTGGTCGTCAAACCTCTTCCGTGACAACGCCCACGATCCGGAGTACGAAACCATCTTCGCTTCAACGTTGGACAACCACTTTTTGAGCGAGGAGTACAAAGCCTCACTGAGGAAGAACTACACCAGTGAGATGTACGCACAGGAAGTCCTTGGGCAGGACATTAACCCGTCAGGGAGTTTGTTCAAGCGCCATTGGTTCACCGTAGTGCCCACCGCTCCGCAAGGTCTGACGTGGTCTCGGTACTGGGACTTGGCCGCCTCGACCAAGCAGAGCGCCGACTACAGCGCCTCCGTGCGGGTCGCTCTGCATGACGGTGTGCTGTACATCGCCGACGGCATCAAGATGAAAGCGGAGTGGCCCGATGTGCGCAAAGTCATCGTTGCCACCGCTCTTGCCGAGCAGGGCACGGTGCTCGGCATCGAAGAGGCGTTGCACGGCTTGGCGGCAGTGCAAGAGTTGCGACGCATGCCAGAGCTAACGGCGACCACGTTGCGAGGCATCAAGGTGGACAAGGACAAACAGAGCCGAGCGATGCCGTGGGCGGCACGTGCCGAAGCGGGAGCGGTGCGCATCGTGGCAGGGAGCTGGGTCAAGGATTTTATTGACGAAGTGGTGGCGTTCCCGAGCGCACCACACGACGACTATGTAGACGCCGCAAGCGGAGCCGTCGCCATGGCTGCGCGGCCGAAGATTCGATGGGAGATACTATGACGCTGAACTCGTTGCCCGCATGGTTCGAGCAACTCCGCCGCGGCGGTCGCATCGTCACCACTGCGGACGCCTACAGTGTGTCCCCACTGCTGTACCGCGCCACCAACTTACGCGCTGATGCGCTCAGCTCCATTCCGTACCGACTGACGTACAACGATGTCGAACAGGATTGGCCATTCGTGCAAAGCTTTCCTCAGCTCCTCAAGGACATTGAGCGATCGCTCTGTCTGACGGGCGGTGCGTACCTCTACAAAATCTACAAGGGGAAACGCCTTGTGGGCTTTGTCCCGCTCAATCCCACCACGATGAACGTGGCACTCATGACGGACAAAGCAACGCTCGAAAACCCGCTTTTGGGCGCATCGTTCGTGCAGAGCATCAACGGCAAATCGTATGGGCCGTGGACGGTGAACGAGGTCGTTTATTTTCGTGAACCCAGCTACCTCGACGATATCGGGCCGGGCATCGCTCCGGCACACGTGGCACTCAGCAACGCCAAGCTGGAGCACTACCTCAGCCGCTTTGCCTCGGCATTTTTCGAGGGCGGCGCACAGCCGGTTACCATCATGAACCTCCCCGAGCACATGGACGAAGCCGAGTTCCAGCGCTTCCGTACAGAAATGCGCTCAACCATCGGCGGCGGGATTATCAATGCGTTCAAGATGATTTTCATGCGAGCCCCGGACATTAAGATTGAGCAACTCACGCCGCCCATCAACTCCCTGCAGATGCCCGAGCTATACGAGCGGGTGATTACCAGCGTGGGCATGGCGTACGGCGTGCCCCGCACCATGCTCGAGGCATCAGCGGCGAACTACGCAACGGCAGAATCTGACCGGCAATCGTTTTGGCGGGAAACCATCATTCCCCGCTTGAGCCTGTACGAAGCGGTGCTCAATGCACAGGTCTTCGCTCCGCTTGGCTGGGAAATCAGCTTTACTCCGGAGATGCTCGACGTGATGCAGGTGGACGAGGCAAGCCGTGCCGGGTCACTGCTCCAGCTTGTGCAAGCCGGCGTCCCGCTTCGTGGAGCGATGACGATTTTGGGGTATGACCAAATCGAAGAGGCGCTTGGCCCCGCCCCCACACCGCTTGCATTGCCAGAACCGCCACCGCCAGAGCCGACCCCACCTGCACTGCCTGACCCTGCCACGGATGCGCCAAGCGATGCGGCGGCGATGCGCTCCGCCGAATTTGAGCTCCTCGCCAAAAAGCTCGAGCGGCGCATCAAGGCAGGGAAGTCTTTGCAGTGCAGTTTCAAGAGCGACATCCTCAGCGATGACGACATCGCCAGCGTCATGGAGCGACTCAGCGACGGCATGACGGTGAGCGATGTGCGCACGGTGGTTGACGCAGTCAAAGCCGAGGACATGACGCCAGAGGAAAAAAGCATTTTTGACCGCCTCATCGGACCACTGACCGCACGAGGTGAGCGCTGGGCACGGCGCATCATGCGAGGCGAGGACATCAGCGACGCCGAGGGCAAAGTGAGCGATATCACCGCTCCGGTACTCAGTGATGAGCTGGGCAAGGTCATGGGTGGACGCATCGATAGACTTGGCACGCAGTTTCAGCCCATCGACCCGACTGAGGCCAGCGACATCGTGCAGGACTGGCTGTTCGAGTACGTGCCCGAGCGCAACCGACAGCTGGATGCGTCAACCATCTCTGTACTCAAAAAGGCGATTGCCGCCTACCGCACCACGCCGGGCATGACGATACAGGATGTGATGCGCAAAGTTGCTCCGGCGACGGATCGGGCCCGTGCTCGAAGCATCGCTATCACTGAGGTCACCCGTGCGGCGGCGCAGGCTGAGGTAGACTATCAGCGCTATTTGGGCGGGAAGGGGATTTTGATGGAGCGCACGTGGATAACGAACGTCGATGAAAAGGTCTGTCCAACGTGCGGACCACTGCATAACCTTGTCGAAGACGAAGTCACCTCCACGTATCCGCAGGGCTGGATTATGGAGTACCCCGAGGGTCCGCCAGCGCATGTCAACTGCAGATGCTCGACTGCACTCACGGTGGTGCGCCGATGATGAGCGTAGAGGTGACCAAACTCGGCATCGATTTGTCCAAAGCAATTGGCGACGTGGTGACATCGGTCAGCCTCACCTACGCCAAGGAAGTGCAAGGTCGCTTGCAGAAAGCGACGCCGCCGAAACCAAGACCCGGCTCTATGGTGTGGAAGAGCCAAAAGCAACGCCGCTTTGTCATGGCGATGATAGCACAGGGAAAAATCAAAGTCCCGTACGAACGTGGTCAGGGCAACGGACTTCGGGGTAGCCAGTCGCTCAACCGCGGCTACCGCGTCGACAAAGAGGGGCTCGAAGCCGTGCTGTACAATGCAGCTTCGTATGCGCCCTACGTCGTCGGTGACCAGCAAGCACAGATACACCGAGACCGCTGGGCGACAGCGATGCAGGTCGCCGCCGACATCGCACGAGACGGCATACTCGACCAGGTGGTTGAGGATGCACTACGGAAAGCGGGGCTATCATGACCACCAAAGCCGAGAGCGATACGCACACGCCGCCGCAATCCGTGGCAGACAATGCCCGCAGAGCCCTCGAAGTCCGAGCGGAGAAGCCACCGAGCCAGCGGGGCATGACCCCGGTCGGCCTTGCTCGAGCACGGCAGTTGGCCAATCGTCAGCCGGTGTCAGTCGCCACACTGCGCCGCATGGTCAGTTACTTTGCTCGCCATGAGGTAGACAAAGAGGGTGCGACGTGGGAGGAGCAGGGAGCAGGGTGGCAGGCGTGGATGGGCTGGGGAGGCGATGAGGGCTGGGCATGGGCTCGGCGCATCATCGAGGCGGAGGATACGAAGTCATTTGACGACCCCCATATAATGGAAATAGGAGGGAGATTACCAATGGATTACACAGTCAAGACACTGCCTACAACGGTGAAAGCGATTGGCGAGTACAGAATTAAGGGCTTGGGCATCGTGTTTGGTGGGTTCGACCTCGTCGGCGACCGATTCACTGCCGAAACTGACTTCGGCGGCTCAAGGCCATTCCAGGGCATGCCGGTCTACTACAATCACGCCATGGACGGCATCAAGTCACAAATCGGCGAGGTTGCGACGTGGACTCCTACCGATGAGGGCATTGTCGTAGAAATCGAGCTGTACCGACGGCATCAGTATGTCGGCGAGGTGATGAAACTCGTCGAAGCTGGCGCACTCGGACTCAGCTCGGGCGCTGTAGCACACCTCGTCATGCGTGAGCCAATCAAGGGCGGCTACGAGATGAAGCGCTGGCCCGCCGCTGAGATGAGTGTCACTCCCATTCCCGCGGAACCCCGTACCACACTGGGCGAAATTGCCAAGACCCCGGAGGACTTGGGCTTGGTCAAGAACATCAAAGTCAAGAGCACAGAGGTCGAGCCTGCGAGCATGGCTGCAGATGAGACGATGCCTGACGATACAGAGACTACACCAGACGCGGCCGAAGTGGCCACCGAATCACCAGAGGAGACCAAAGCCATGCCAGAGGGCATCATCGACAACGCTCGCAACGACGAGCCACAGGTAAAGGCGGCATTGCCTGCCGCTCCGTCCGAGAATCCGTTCGACAGCAACGAGTACCACCGTGCGTACAAGCGCTTCATCGATGTGAAAAATCCCATCGAAAAGGCGGAAGACAGCTATGACGTACATCAGGTACTTCGCAACGCCACCAAAGCGTACGCCGTCAAGACGCAGACCGAGGGCACCAGCAACGACGGTGGGTTCACCGTGCCAACCGCAGTCAACCGCTCGATGGTCGCACGGCGTGACGAGTCGAGCCTGCTCGGGCAATTCCGCTTTATGCGCGTCACCACGGATACGTGGAAAGTGGTCGTGCCTGCACAGAGCACCAAGGCCGCGGCCGCGATTGTGGGCGAAGGCGTCACTGCCACTGCCAGCGAGCCGAACATCGCCAACACGAAGACCATCCAGCTCTACAAAGATACCTTGGAGTTTGCCATCACCGAGGAACTACTCGCCGACACCGCCAGCAACTACGAGGAATTCCTCATGAACGAAATCGCTCGCGCCATGGCGGTGAGCGTCAACACGTTCATCATCAAGGGAACGGGTAGCTCACAGCCCTACGGCATCTATGCCCGCGTGACCAACGACATCGCCCTCGGTGCTACCACGGCGACCTCGGCGCAAGTGCTCAGCGTGAGCACGGGCATCAACGGCGCCTACATGACCAACGGCGAAACCGGCTGGGTGATGCGCAATGCGACCTGGGGCGTGGTACGTGGTCTCGACCTCGCCAACACCGGCATGCTTCTGACCAGCATGGAGGGCGGCGTTCGTCGAATCGAGTCATGGCCAGTCGCTCTGAGTGAGCAGGTGGACGCCTACGGCACCAGCACCAACGAGCCACTCATCTTCGGAAACTTCTCATACTACGCCTTCGCCGAGCGCACCGCTGGGGTGCAGATTGAGCGCGACTACAATCCCCGTACGGGCGTCACCTACATGATTGCCAAGTGGCGCTTTGGTGGCGATGTCACTCAGCCTGAAGCCTTCGCTATCGGCAAGCACGCCTAATATCACACTGGGGAGCGCTGATGGATCCGTCAGTGCTCCCCACTGGAGCGCTATGAAAATCATGTTGTTATACGCCATGGCCGCACTGGGACACGCAGGAGAGCTCATCATCCATGCGCCGGGCGACATTATCGAACTCAGCGAAAGCGAAGCGCAGACGCTGATTGCACAGGGGCAGGCAATGCTGATTGAGGAGCCCGACCCCGTCCCAGCAAAGCGCACGACGAAGAAGGTTTTGTAGCATGGCATACTTCACGACGGCAGAGCTAAAGGCCTATTTGGGCATCACGTCGTCGTCGGATGATGTCCAGCTCGGCTACCTGCCTGACCGGGTCACCGAGGCAATCAACACGTATTGCCATCGGCACTTCGAGCCAGAAGCCGAGCACGGCCCCGCTGCGAGCCATACACACTATTTCACCGCACTGCTAACCGTGGATGGCGGCGATTTGCTCGATTGGCGCACACTCAATCTGAACCACGACTTGGCAGAGCTCACAAGCATCACCAACGGCGACGGGACCGTCATTTCTGCGAGTGATGTGGTTCTACTTCCGCTCAATGTAAAGCCCGCCAATTTTATCCGCATCAAAAGCGGGGTCAATGCAACGTGGACGTATACCACTTCGCCAGAAGCGGCGATTGCTGTCGCTGGCAAGTGGAGCTACAGCCTCGACATCCCTGCCGATGTCAAAGCAGCGGCGCTTCGTTGGGGGGCGCACCTCTACCGGCTTCGTACGGGCGCAACATCCGTCCCCGCTGACATCACCGTGAGCGCTGATGGCAGTGCCTTTGCATCGAACCGCATCCCGAGCGATGTGGCGCAGATGCTCAAGCCGTACGTGCGGAGGTCATAGCATGGCGAGCAACCTCGACGGCATCTTGGACGCACTCGAAGCGATGAGCATCAGCGGGTACAGCTACACCGTCCTGCGAGGCTCCACGCTGAAGACCGTGGTTGACATCGCCACCACGCCGTGTCGCATCATCAGCGCCATTGGGATAGAGTCTGGCCAAGCCGGGCAGATGACCCCCGTAGCAAATGGCATTCTGCGCATCACGTGGACGATTACCGACAGTGCCCTCATGCGCCCTGCATCGCTGGGTATCGGGCTGATGGATATCGCTCCAGCGATGGAGGGCTATGTGACCGCATATCACGATGCTTTGCGCAGTCTGCACACGGCGGCGCATCGCTGGACCATCACCGAGCCGCGGCTCCGCTCACAGATACTCGAGTGGCCAGCGGCGTCAGGACAGTATTTTGACGCAGTCGTCGCTACGCTGAGCGTGGTCGACATCATCCAGTAAGGAGACATAGCATGCCAGGCATCGAATCCGCCATTACGGGCAACAAGTGGACGCTGAGCGTCAAAATCGGTGACGGCGCATACGCCAGCATCGCTGCACGAAACCTGAGCTTCACACCTCCTCCGATCGGGCGTGAGGTGGGCGAGTACTACACGCCGGACAGCAACTACGCCAAAGGCATCGTCGGGCCATACACGTCGGGCGACATGACCATCAGCATCATCTACACGGAGACCGCTTCGGAAGCATGGCGACTCCTCGAGGCGGCCGTGCATGACGGCACGAGCGTACAGCTCAAGTGGAGCATGGCGGACAGCACTGGCTACACAGAGACGGCGCCGGGCTGTAAAATTCGCTCCGTCATGCCGCCAGAGGGCATCGCAGGCAACGCCGAGGTGCTGGCTACGGAAATCGTAGTGTGGGTACCCGGCTTCAACGAGTTCACCGCCGCTGCATAGTAGGGCAGGGCGGTGTGACGGGACACCACACCGCCCCGCCATGATTTTGTGTCCCGCATAGAGGAGTGTCCCACATGGAGTACATCGTTAACCCTGATGACATTTATCTCGACGACATCGCCGAGCTCAGCGACGCACTGAAATCCAGTGACTTTCATCGCCTCAATGTGGTGCTGGTGCGCTGTGTCACCGACGCCGACGGCAACCCGGTCAAGCGCATTAAAGCGACGCATGCGGTGAGTCTTGCCAAGCGCATCATCGAAGCCATCACGGAGCAAGAACTGGGAAAATAAAAATGGCGGTGATGGAGCATTTATGGACGGATGGACCCATGCCGCTGGAGTATCTCGAGTTGTTTTTGTGCCGCGATGTCTATCACTGCCCACCGTCGCAACTCCCGCCGTGGCACAAAGTGCGCCGGCATCTCGCTATCATGGAGGTCGAGGCGCAGGTGCAGAAGCTCCGCAGTAAGAAGAGGAAGTAAGCATGGCCGAGACCGTCATCATACGATTTAAGGGCGAAGACGACGTCAGCTCCGTTGCCAGTGACATCGAAGGCAAGGTCGCTGATGTCGGCAAAGCCGCAGACGGCGTCAGCTCTCGATTCAGCTCACTCAAAGAAATCGGCATCGGCGCACTGCGTGGCATCGGTGAGTTAGCGCTAGACGTCGGCAAAAATGCGTTGAGCGGCACGTTTGATTTTTTCAAAAGCGCCGTGCAGGGCAGTGCTGAGTACCAAAGTGCACTTGCTCAGACCGAAGCAGTGATCGACTCGACGGGCGGTGCTGCGGGACTCAGCGTCAAGCAGATGGAGGACCTCGCACGTGGTTTGTCAGCGGCGAACGGGCAAAGTCTGTTCACTGATGACCAGCTCTTGAGTGCGCAGAACGTTCTTGCCACGTTCACCGAGATTAAGGGCACGAATTTTGCTGACGCCACGGGCGCCATCGCCAATCTGAGTCAGGCCATGGGGCAAGACCTCAAATCCTCTGCGGTGCAGGTGGGCAAAGCGCTCAACAACCCGCTCGAGGGACTCAGCGCTCTCACTCGAGTGGGCGTCGGATTCAGCGAAGAGCAGAAAAACGCCGTGGCGGCGCTCATGGAGACGGGCGACGTAGCAGGTGCGCAGAAGATTATCCTGGGTGAGCTTGAGCGCCAATTCGGTGGTAGTGCGGCGGCGGCGACGGGCACATTTGCGGGACAAATGGTGGTCATGTCGGAAAAAATCGAGGACGCAAAAGGCGCCATTGGCGATGCGCTCTTGCCGCTTCTCAGTGAGATGACTAAAGTTTTTTCAGAGCAAATCTTGCCCATCATCCAAGACGTCACTGCACGGATTGGCGAGTTTTTCCAGGGCATCAGTGACAGTGGCGGGGTCATGGCATCGCTGGACGGCATCAAGCAAAGCATCATGGGATTCATCGAGTCACAGCCAGTGCTTCAGAAGTTGATTGAGCTCGGCACCAAAGTGTGGGAGACGCTGACCAGTCTTTTTGCTGACACGATGCTCCTTGCCAGTGATCCAGCCGTGCAAAATTGGTTTGGGCAGGTGGCCGAAGTTCTGCAAGGCGTGTTTATCGTTGCCATTGATGCGGTCATCCTGGCGCTTGACCTGCTCCGCATCGCATTTGGCTACATCGTCGACGGAATCAGGATTTTTGCTGAGGCCATGACGCCGATTTTCAACTACGTGTATCCGAAGATGACCGAAGTGCTCAACGCTATCTCCTCACTTCTGCGAGGTGATTTCACTGAGGCGTGGAACACGATTAAAGGCGTAGTCAGTGGTATATGGGAGGATATCAAGGCGACCACGCTTCGCATTGCTGGCGAAATCTCCACACGGGTGGGGACGTTCATTGACGAGACCATCGGCAAAGCCAAACAGCTCGGCAAAGACATTGTCGACGGCATCACGCAGGGCATCAACGACGCCAAGGACAAAGTGAGAGAGGCGCTGGCCAATGCCATCAAGGCGGGCATCGATTTCATCAAGAAGTTTTTGGGCATCGCCTCGCCATCACGGCTCATGGCAGAGTCCATCGGCGCTCCGATTGCGCAGGGCATCGCCGCAGGAATCGTGAGCGGCATACCGGACATTCAGAAAGCCTTGGGTCTCACCGTGGCGGCGGGGACGGGTGCGCCAACACAAAGCGTGCAGAATTTTTATCTGACCGCCAACTACCAAACCGCACAGAGCCAGTCTAGCTTGACCGCTGACCTGCGAGCGATGCAGTTACTGGCAGGAGGCGTCGCATAATGGCATACAGCATCACGTACACTACAGGGGGCACGACCTACGACCTGAACGGATTCAACGCCGCACTCGGTGGGTTAAGACTGCGCTACCTCGGCGACCAGGGCTTTGGCTTAGCTCCGCTTCACCGCATCACACAGCGTGGGCCACTGCAGCAGGGCGACAGCGACATCGACTACCGCCTCGATCCCCGTATCCTGCAACTCCCGCTCATCGTGGAGGCATCGACACTCGACGCCAGCTACACCGCACGCCAAGCCCTGCTCCGCATCTTCACACCGTCAAGCGGTGGCGGTGTCCTGCGCATCACGACGGATACCTATGACCGTGCCATCGTGTGCAGAACGTTGGGCGGCTTGGACTTCAACGTTGACCAAGGAGTGGGCTACAATCTCCGCACGGTCGTCCAACTGCGAGCCTCTGACCCCACGTGGTACGACCCTACACCCATCAGCGCAGGCGCAACGCCAGCGGTGCAGGGCACGGCGACGCCAGTACCACTTACCATCCCGTGGACGGCAGGGTCTGCCAGCATCAACACGACGTTGAGCATTGTCAACAATGGCACCACGCCGTCGTATCCTGTCATCACGGCGGTGGGACCCATTACGAGCCTCACCATCACCAACACCACGACCGGCGACAAAATCCAAGTCAGCGGCACCATCGCCAGCGGTGACACGTGGTTTTTTGATTTGTCCTACGGGCGCAAAACCGTGATTGACCAGACCGGTGCGAACAAAATCAGCGCCATCACCGCCGACTCATCGCTTGCCACGTGGGCACTCATCCCCGGCGCCAATGCGGTGAGCATCACGGGCACATCGCCGGGCACGGCATCATCCGTCAGCATCGTGTACTACACGAGATATGTAGGAGTCTAAAATGGCAGAGCAGAGCATGTTTTGGCCCACGACGGGCACGGGCGACGGCGTCAGCGGTGGCTACACTGCCGACCGCCTCGCCACGATTTGGAAGGCAATGCTGGGCGACGGTGTCCTCAAGTACCAAAACGACCTTGCCGTCACAGGGTCGGGCTCATCGTCCCTGCAAATCGCCACGGGTGCGGCGATGGTTGGTGGGTACCTGTATGAAAACAACTCGAGTGCGACGATTAGCACATCAACGCTTGGCAGTGCCACGTTCGGGCTGTACGTCATCGCCAACGACACGGCGGGGAGCATCACGGTAAGTCGCTCGGTGAGTGGCACGACCATCGGCACGAAGACCGTGCGGCTGGCGCTAAATAGCACCACACCGACACAGCCGTATATCCAGCTTGCCAGCGTCACCACGGTGGCAGGTGCCATCACCACGATTACACCGACGAACGGGCGATGGAGCACGACCCGAGGCAAGACCATCACCAACTACGCTCAGCTACTTTACGGTCCACTGGGTGGCACGCTTAGCATCCCCAACACCACGGAGACCACCATCATCGGCGACGTTGTCACCGACAGCGACTATGTGCAGGTCAATGCGAATGGCACTATCAAAGCACTCGAAACCGGTGCCTATGCCGTGTTTGCGCAGGTGACATGGGACACCAACACGACGAATCGCCGCCGCCTCAGTATGTACACCTACGCTATGCAGTACACTGCTTCTTCTATCATCTCGACCACGTCCACCACTCAGCAGGGCTATGCCATTCTGAATTTGAGCGCCGGCGACACCTTCACCGTCGATGTATGGCAGGACAGCGGCTCTACCCGCCTCGTCTCCTACGCCGATATCGTCATCGTGAGGCTCTGACATGGCAGTGCAGTACACGGTCGTCACGTATGACAGCGCAGGGTCTCGCACATCGTACATCAGCGACGTGCTGGACGTGGTCGTCAGCCGTGCCGTGAACGGCATCGACATGGCACGCATCGTGGTGGGCGGGACGAGTGCGGCGGCGCAGTACCTGACGTATGGATCCATCCTCGAGATATACCGCGAAGACCGTGACGCTGGCATCGCCTACTACCGCGAGTTTGCGGGGATGATGCGCCTCATCGACACGGTGACCGCCGATGTGACTACCATCAGCGTACAGGCAGTGGGCTTCACCGCCCTGCTCGCCGACCGCATCGTGGCATGGAAAGCTGGCGTCGCCAATCGAAGCGCATTCAGCGCAAGCCCTGCCGAAACGATTCTCAAAAATCTGTTCGACTACAATCTCGGGGCCAATGCCACGACGGCGAATGGGCGGCTCTTGGGCGGTGCGCTGACGGGTGCGACGACGGCGGCATCGGGTGGAGCGGGGAACTCGCTCAGCATCAGCGTGGCAGGGCAAAATCTGCTCACCGCCATGCAACGCATCCAAGAGGCGGCGGGCGGGGACTTCGACTTGGTGTACACCGCTCCAGCGACGTACACCTACACGTGGTACACCGGACAGCGAGGCACGAACCGTAGTTCGACGGTGATTTTCAGCGTGGCGAATGGTACCATTGGTCAGCTTCGTGTCATCACTGACCGCATCGCCGACGCCACGGCGGTCATCGTGGCAGGGCAGGGCGAGGGCGTATATCGCTCGTATGTAACTCGTCCTGCATCGCTTCCCACGGGGCTGAATCTGCGTGAGCGCTGGGTGGACGCACGGAATCAGACCACGACCTCTGAGTACCAGCAACTCGGCGACATCGTACTCGCAGAAGCCGAGCGAGAGCGTAGTCGCATCGAAGTGCAAATCCTGCAAAGCGAGGCACTGCGCTACGGGCGGGACTACGTGCTGGGCGACTTGGTCAGCGTCTACACAGGGTCAACCACGCTGACCCGCAAGGTGCAAAGCGTCGGCTTGCACTTCTCAAGCGATGGAAGCGAGGCGGTCGATGTCGGACTCGTTGCTAACTGACTATATGCGCACTCGTCAGCGGGTCGACCAGCTCGAGCGCATCGAGCAGGGTGGGGGCGCCTATCTCACACTGACCCGCACCGCTACACTCAGTCTGGCCACGACAGGCACCATCATCACGTGGCAAAGCGAAGTGCGAAGCCGCGCCATCACATGGTCTGGCAGTGCGATCACGATACCGAGCGACGGGTACTATGCGCTCGACATGACATGCACCATCGGCTCAAATACGGGCTTCAGCGTTGATTTGTTGGTCGGCTCCGTCGCTGTCGCACGCCTCGTCAACTCGACGGGTGGCAATGCCTTCCGCTTTATAGGGATGCGCTACTTTTCTGCGAGCGACAGCGTCGAGGTTAGGGCGAATGTGGCTGCTGCACGTACACTGGCGGTCAATGCGTACGGCACAGCAGATGAGTCCCCATTTCTGCACATCGTCAAGCTCTGAGGAGATGAACCATGTACTACCGAGGCTTTGACATTGAGACGCTCACCACAGCGTACTATGACCGATACGGCACTGCCTATCCTGACATCGGCGATGCCGATTTCGAGGACGTACCCAGTGCCAGCGATGCCCTCGCCATGGTGCGAGCAGAGCGCAACGCGCGGCTCCAGCAGTGCGACTACACACAGCTCCCTGACGTGCCACTGAGTGCCCTGCAAATCGAGGCATGGCGCATGTATCGGCAGGAGCTCCGTGACATGATGCAGGGCTTTGCGTGGAACGTCACCACGTGGCCCACACCGCCGTGGTAATGTGATATACTGAGAGCGTGACAGCGAGTCACATCCGCCTCACACTCTTTTATCGCACAGCGCTCCGCTCCGCCACATGGCGGGGCGTTGTGTTTTTGGCGATGCTGTGCTATACTCATACCGTGAGTGCAGCGTTGAATGTTTTTGCGGTCACAAAATCGAAACACGCTAGCTCATCACGACACACCTCCTTGACGCACTGCGACCCGGGCTTTTGATAGCTCGGGT